CTGTCTTTCGGTACGGTCAAAAACCGATTTCCACGAGTGAACTGAATCGAAGATCTACACGATGACGTACGAGCTTTCGCCCATAGCGTGCCGCTCCATGGAACAAGAAACGGCCAAGCATCGTGAGTAAGGGTGGGTTCAGAAGACATCTTATCGGGAATCGTGCACAACGGTCCCCTATCGCCAAACGTCGTACCTGGACCAAACCGACCTTCTACAAGGTCAGGACAAGGGCCCAGAATCGAATGTACAATTTCTCGTGCTCTACAAAACGTAGAGTTAACGATATCTGGATACGGTGAGCTCAAGAGCCCATCGATCAGAGGGTACAGCCGAATATTAGTACGAAGGCACTCCAACTCGGAAGCCACGAAGCTCTCCTCTGCTACAACCTTACGGTCAGTAGTGGTAGGGAGCTCCGGAAGCTTTCTAAGAAGGCTCACTGCACTGGTATCTAACCAGTAACTATGAGCTGAAGTATAGTGCCTAGGATCAACATGCATCGCTGCAAGCTGATCATACTCACCGTATCTTAAGCGTATCGCTACGCCTAAAGACGTCGGTGTGGCGAGGTCTTCAAGTAGCTTGAAAACCGCTTTCTCCGCATCGCACGGAAGAAAGTTCATGAAGTTCTCCTAAAGTTTCAGACTCAGGTCTCGCTACTTCTTCTTACGGAGAAGTAGCTGGAAGAGATAAACTAAGGACTGAAGAAAAGTCCTGGTTTTTTCTCCGTTAGCCACGGTATCAAGCCGGGGCGTAACCAACCGCGAACACGCTCTTCATCAGAGCAGACGCGAGAAGGTTGGTCGACTGAGCCGAAAACTCAAGGGCATCGGCATTCGCGATATCAAGCGGCAAAACCGCAGAGAACTCGAGAATGGCGGTGCTACGAATCTTCGTGAGGCTTTGGGCCGTATCGGTATAAACCGAAGGAAACGTCACCTTCCCTTCAACACGGCGAGCCGTGTTGTCGCCGTTATTACGCGATTGCACCCAAATCGTAGGTTGTTGACCTACGGTTCCGATAGCAGATTGCGAGCGGGCAAGGAAAGGCGAACGATCACCTCCGGAAGCCGTGACCATGGTGTACACGATGTCCGTCGTACCGTCGTTCTTCTTGACGGTAAGGTTTGCTGCAGCGGGCATAATACGCCCCTTTCAGTAAAGGATGTAGAGAATCAGCCTTCGCGACCTATCTCAAAGGTGTTGAAGCAGCAGCGAGATTGCTGTTGCCCCTCTAGTAGCACTAAAACCTTTGAACGGTTTAAGTTCAAATTGAGGCCCCGACACAGTCGGGGCCCGTTCAATATCAAGAAATAGCGAACGGCCTAAAGTATAGGCATTCCGGTATTGCTTACTAAAGAACGAATAAGTGCCACTAGATCTCTTAGAAGTTGTTGTATAGGGGTTAGAAACTTCGAACCCCACGAGGTCTGTCATCGAAGACAGGACATCGCCAACATTGCTGAACCAATC